CCTGAGAAACCAAAGCTTGCTTCTCCTCCTGACTTTCTAACGCCCATCCCAGCTTTTCCAATTCTTGGAGCCATTACCGCTGCTGTTGAACCAATTTGACTTCTTAAAATCGCTTGCTGCCTTAAAGTATTTAACACTTGCTGTTCAGCCGCCAATACGCCCTTTGATCCAGTTTGTATTTTTTGTAAAAGTTGCGGCTGACTTTGCAGAATCGAAGAGATTAACTGTTCAGTTTTTTGCCTCTGCTCTAGAGCTTTATTATTAACTAAAAGGTCTTTTCCAGACTTTGCGGCAAAGCTAGCTAATTGGGTTCCGAGTTTTCCTATTGTAGCCAACAATAAAAGTAAAGCTGGACCTTCTAAAAACCTCCCCAATCCTCGTAGCAAACCTTTTCCAATTTTTTCTCCAGTTTCTGCCGCTTCTTTTTGATCAAAGCCAAGAATATCTCCTAAATCCCCTAATGCCTGACCAGAAACTATTTTATTAAAAGAAGTTAAAACTTTTCTAGCAACTGGCTCAAAAGTTAACTTTCCTATTCCTGCTGCTAGTTTTGTTAAATTTTGAAGACTTTCATTTGATAACGCGGCTAAAGTTTGATTTAACTCTTCATTTCTAGTTATAGCTTCGTTTGAAGCAGTGACAGAATCTTTCAATGCTGCGCTATAAACTGACTGCCCCCTAGCCAAGTCTTTTAACAAAGACTTTAAAATGTTCATTTGGAACACACCACCAACCAATTCAGCAGTTTGAGCTTTTTGAGCCTCACTTAAAGTTTGAAACCTTCCAGCGAAATCTTTTAAAACGGCCATTGCTGGACGCATTGTTCCATTTAAATTTTTAACTTGAACCCCAAGACCTTTAAGTTGGTCGATAACTTCAGTTCTTTTGATTCTCGTAAAAATTGTTTTTAATGAGTTACCAATAACTGGACCACCACGGGCAGTTGTTTGTTGTACCGAAGTAACCGCAGCCAACAATTGATCCATGCTCAATCCAGCATCTTCAGCAGTAGCACCCACACGCTTGATAGCTTCCGCCAAGTCACGAGAACTTACAGCAAACGCCGCATCAACCTTTGCCATCTTGTTAACAATTTGAGTGCTAGTAAGAGTGACGTTGTTGAACGAGTTCATAGCAGCGGTCAAAGACTCCACTGCATTTTTTGCGTCCAAGCCAGAAAGACGCATCAAGATCATAGCGTCTCTCGTTCTTTGTAAAGTTTTCTCTACGCCTAAACCTTGACGAGAGAATTCTGTTGCTGCGTCTGCTACCTCATTAAACGCTCTTCCTGTTTTTGAAGCTATGTTGAAAAGCTCACTTCCAAATTTTGAGAGATTAGAATTGCTTCTTCCCAGAATTACATTTATGTCAGCTAAACGTTTTTCTACGTTGATTGTAGCTTTAGCCAACTCGCGGAAAGCTGAAGTGACTGCGAAAATAGCACCAGCAGAAGCACCGAACGCCAAAACACGAGCGTTAGAAGCTTTAAGTGATTTATTAAACTCGGAAACCTCACCCGTGATTCTCCCTAACGGTTGAGTGAAAGCCCTTTCATTGATCTTAAGATTAAGCTGTGCTCCTTCAGCTTTCTTAATAAATCTTTGTAGTCTCCTTTCGGCTGGCCTTGTGTTTAAGGTAGCCGATCCCTGAATTGTAAAAGCGTTAGCCATTAATCCTTTTTCCTGCTATATAATACACTTATTTAAGCAAAAATGGCTTTAAAGGTTATTAAATCATTTAACTCCTTGTAATTTCATAAGGTCTTCCATACTTAGCTCTCCGCCCTTCTTTTTAGCCTCAGAAGCCAAGCTAACAGATTTTCCACCTTGCTCAGTATCATTGAGACCAAGCCTTTCCATATCCTCTTTTGAAGCACCCACCAGAGACGTAGCAGTGTTATCTTTTTGCGCGTTCTTGCCTCTTTCCATAGCTTTTTCAGCCTCTTTGTTTGACTCAAACCAAGCTACAAAATCATCAGGGTCTTTAAGCACTTCTTCTGGAGGACTTCCTTTACTTTCTTGCAATAAATGTTTGAAGTATCTAGCGTGACCAAAAAGCTCGTTTTGATGATATGTTAGCTCAAGAACTGGCTTTCCATAAAAGTTCATAACATTGTCTTCACACAAATAAAAAATATTTAGAAAAAAGCCAGACAACGCTAATTTTCTCACACAATAGTCATTAAAATACTGAGTCTCTTCTGAGTATAAATTTACGATCCTTATTATTTCGTCATCTGAGAGTTCTTGAAATTCTTTTTCTGAGAAAAATAGCTCTTCAAATTTTTCATCTTTATATAAAATTTTAAATATATAATCTTCGTTAAGTTTTTTTCCAACATATTTTTCTACAGTAAACCCTACTTGTTCTTCTCTTCTAGAAGCCTCTTTTATAATTTTGTCTTCTGTTTTTTCTATATCTAAATTTATTTGCTCTATCTGTTTTTTAATAAAAAGTTTAGATTTAGCTTTTCTCAAGCCATCTAAATATTTTCTTTGGTCGTGTAACTCAGACTCATCTTTACTCGTCCAAAGCCCTTCTTTTTCCAAGTACTTTAGCTGCTCTTTTTCTGTTGGAAGTTTGTTTTCTTTGGCTTTTTTTTCATATACTTCTGACTCATTTTCAATAACCGCTGACTCATGAAGCTTTAAGTGCTTAAAGAATATACAGCCATACTTTTCATCAACCACGTTTCCGTAGCCTTTAACAATATTTGAAAATAGCCCTTTTAAGGCTTTATCAGATATTTTCGGTTTCTTCTCCATAACAAAAAAGCCCCCGTTTAAAGGGGGCTTGGAAAAGCTTTTAGGCTAATCTTCAGCCTTTTCTTCGGACTCTTCCTTTGGCTTCTTTTTTGTTGCCTTGGTTGGTTTTTTGGATTCTTCCTCAGTGACCTCTTTATCTTCAGTCTTTATTTCTTCTTCAACCTCTTTATGGACCTCTTCTATCATTTCTTCAATATCTTCTTCTTCTTCCTGTTCGGATGCTTTTAACAACTCCTCGAACTCTTCCTTTGTATTGACTTTGGATACGTACCAAAAACTTATATAGTACGAAAGCTTAGAGATGACGTTAATAACAAAGTCATCATCTTCTTCTTCCATAGCATCATAGTCAGATAACTTTTGGTCGTAATTTTCTCCATGAAAAAATGGCTTCTCCTCACCTTCTTCATCAGAGTACGATAGGGCCAAAACCCACCATAGAATGGTTTTATTTCTAGCTCTGTTTTCGGCTGTTTGGTCGTATAAGCTAGACTGAGCCATTTCAAACTCTTGCAACTGAACTCTCGCCTCATTTAAGAAGGTCAAGGCTTCCCCGTACCTAAGCTGCTCTTCTTCACTTCTTTCTTCTTTGCTTTTTAGTGACAATTTTTGAAACTCAGTCTGTCTCTCCATTATGTCTGAGTATAATACAGTCAAAGACTCTTTTTCGTTTTCACTGAGGATGCCCCCATCGTTGTTAAATCTTTTTAGAAGCAAAGCTCTAGTTAGAAGCCCAGCCTTGATTCCCTCTGACAGTGATACGGCGTAAAAAAGCTCTGCATCATCGAACATCGCTCTCGTAGGTTTCCTAAGAAAATACTTTTTCTCTACTTCCTTTTCTACGTCAGAGGTTATAGTAACCTCTTTTCCGTCTTTTTGTTCTACAGTAGACTCTTTTACAGTCTCTTTTTTCGGGACAGTGAATTCAAACAGTCTTTTCATATACCTTTTGCCTTAAAAACTAATATTAACAGATTCTAAATTTTCTTCAAGCTCACGAATTGTATCGTTGCCGTGATCTAGAATCCTTTTCCTTATCCTTTGAAACTTTTTATCAGATATTTCGCCCTCTTCGTGAGCATCTTCTAAAGAGCATAAGATCATTTTGCATAAATTAATTATTTTTCTTTTATTTTGAAAAACAATAAACTCTTTAGCACTACCAAATTTACCTTGTTGGCCCATTTTCCTTATTCCTAGTTAAAACTACCTTTTAGCCTTATCAAGTCAATAAAAAATGCCCCCTCTTTCAAGGGGGCATTATTGTTGGAACTATATTATAATCTTAGATTAGGCGTGAGCAACCGATCCACTCATCATGAACCCAGCGTCACTACTAGCAGTAGAGCCGATCTGAGCACTGAAGTTGAGTGTAACGGACTTGTTATCACCAATCGCAGACGAGAACTCTTGGCTATCGAGCTTGGCTCCCTTAAGGGCGTAAGCGCAGTGTCTGGCTCCACCTTTCTTAAGGTTAACATACAAGTCGTAGTCTGAGTCGTTATCGAATACGTTCGACAAGTCACCAGTTACGAGATCACCGAGGCTAGCATCGATAGACATCGTTACGGTAACTGGGAAGTCGACCTCACGAGAGAAGGCGAACTTACTTCCAAGTCTTTCGAGAGGAGTACGAGCCAAATCAAAGTTAAGCGAGTAACTCTGAATCTTAGCATCACTGATTGATACACCACCCATTCCTTGAGCTCCACCAATAGCTGGAATATCAAGGGTAATGTCTCCGGGACGAATAACTGTCTGTCCTTTGCTGTCTACTTCGCCACCGGGGTTAGTAACAGCTTTCGGAAGATCGAACTTGAGTTCGTCACCAACAGAGCGGCTATCTGCGGCGTGAGCGGCAGTTAAAGTTGTGATTTTAAGAATCGCACCAGTTTCTGGATCAACAGAAGGAAGACGCTTGTGATAAGCTCCCTCAAAGAAAGCCATGTTAAGAGCTTCGACTGTTACGTTCGCAGTAGCGAAGTCACCAACGGAGCCTTCACTGCTGTAAGATGACATAAATCCGTTACCAATTGCGATAACATCGTTATTAGCATCAGTAACGTCGTTGTAATTAGAAGCGTCGTTACCCTCTTTAACCGTTCTGATGTAGTAATTTCTTTCATCAGTGGTCTGAGTTAACATCGAAGCGATAGCCGAGCTCAAGTTAGTACGGTCAGTACCGTCAGCATTAACGGAGTAACCCAGCTTGTCTTCGTTATGAAAATCGCAAAGATAATACGAGAAATCCAAAGAAACAGTTGGCTGCTCCAGAATAACTCTATCAATAGCGGCCAAGTTGCCAAATTGGTTAACGTCTTGACGGGCCACTTCGAAGCTGTAGTTAGCACTTTGTACTCTCTGCAACTGTTGAGGCCTGTTGTCTCCCGGTACGGTATTAATTCCGGTCTCGTCAATGTAGCCATCGGCTGGCTTGTCGCGACCTGCGTACAGGGCCTCTGATTGGTAAATAATTCTATTTCTAGCCATAATTAAAGTTCCTTATAAAAATTGCTTTCTATTAAAAATATATACAGTCCTTTTATTTTTTTGTGAAATAATAATAGTATTTTTTGAGATTATTAATCTATTGCCTTGGATGTCTTGGAGCATTTAGCTCAAAATCTATAATAGCACTATGTACTTCTGGGTTGGCATTTGTCAGTCCGTCCATATAACCCACATCGTACTTAGTTACATTAACTTCATCTATATACACCTCTTCTGCTATCGTAGAAGTTAAATTGTTATAATTATATAAAGCACCGTTTTTGAGCCCTCCCAAGGCGTTAAATGGATAATCTGACTCTTCTATTAACTTGATGTTTTCCCTGACTGTATCTTTAAATATCGAACATACAGCGTCTAGCGAGAAGTTTGAGTCAGCCAAAACAATAGCCCTTATTTCATTTCTGGTCATCTCTTCCCCGCCAAATGAAAACTCCGTGTTTGATCCTCCATTATTTTTAATAAAAACTGCTGGATACGTGGACACATTTGGAGCTAGACCAGTAACGGTTTGAGAGGTTTTATTTCTTAAACTTATCTTACTCTCGAATAATATGTCCTGTTCTATCTTATTTGTTAAATAGACATTAAATTCTTTTACTGCATAATCACCACTTATTTGATCTGCAATTACATCGTGATCAAAATAAGCATGCCCCTCGTTGAAATTTATATCCTGAAGACCTCCCACTCCAACCGCTCTAAAATTAGAGGCGGCAGTACCTGACACATACAAACCAGTAACTATGTTAGCATTGCTGATAGAAGAGTCTGAAACGAACTGTTTATAGGGAGCACCGAAAGTCTCATAATTATAGTAAGATGTAGCTACATCAAAAAATTTTGATCCAAAATTAGTAAATGCTTCGCCCTTATCTAAAAGGGTGTGGTCAAACCACAGCAAAAAGCTGGAAACCACTTTATTTTCATATTGAGCCTTCATGCGAACGTAATTCTACCAAAAACTTTTTTAATTATACCCGTAAAATAACTCTTCTTTTTAAATCTGCCAGACTGAAACCTCTTATCAAGCTGTATCGCATTTCCTGACTGGCTTTGATCAAATCCTCTTTTCGCGTAAAAATAATATCCTAAACCAGTTATATTCTTTTCAATTTTATCTATCCAAGAACCGGGCTGCCTTGGTAAATCTGCTTCAGGCAACCTTTTTAAATCTTCAACTGTTGGATAAGACATCTGCCATTGTATATCCCAAGTTACGTTGCTGCCTACAGATCGTTTTCCTAACGCTTTAAAAGACGTTCTTCTTAATCTGCATGCACCCTCAATTTCTTGTTTTATGGTGTCGACAGGATCACTGTCAAAACCTATAAAAGAATAAAGATTACCTCTTGAGCTACCTAAACATCCAGCAGAGTTGCCGTCCTCTGACCTTGGGCCAGCCTTTATGTCTTTTGTTATTGGGTGATTTATAAATTCGGCTATGTACTCTTTAGTTTTTTCTTTAGTAATACTTAAAGCTTGATTCTCGGTTAAGGCTTTTAACCGCTTGTTATTAGACATTCCTCTACCGGCCAGTACCTGCCTAGTAAATTGAACCTTGTTTATTCCGCTTCCTCTTAAGGCCATTAGTTTTCTACCTCCAGAAAAAATACGTAATATTTGGTTCCAAAATAATTTTTTAAACTGTCATCAGTTACTAACTTAAAAGACTTTCCATCTATGTCGACTTTTTCAGTCTTTCCATTAACCATATAATCTCTAGCTTCTTGCTCTACTTTTATCCTAACTCTACCTTTGGAAAATTCTATTCCAGTATCGACATCAGAGTCAGACTTTTGATCGTCTTTGTAAGATATCATCGCGAAAAAGCTTTTTGAAACGGGAATATAGCTCACATTTTGTGCGTTCGAGCTTTCGCCGTATCCGTGATACCCATCTACGTTAACGTTACTGACTACTTTTTGAGGCTCTTTATGAACAATGATCTCTCTTTTGAAAGTGTCAAAAATATCGCCCATAACTGTGGCGAAAAAAGCTTTGTCAGTTGTTGAGAGTAAGTCTGCCATATCAGCTTAAAAGGTCGTAGTCGCTTCTGTCTGTGGGTACAGCACTCGTCTGCGCTATAGTGTCATCTCCTGCAACTTGAACTGGAGAAGATTTTCCAGACTTATAATCATGAACAAGCTTGTCTAGCTCTCTGACTTCTCCATTTTTCGCGGACTGATAATATTTACCCTGCTCAGTTTTACTAACTTTTCTTACAGAAGTTCCGTCTGTAGAAATTTCAACAATAGAGTCAGTGGAAGCCGCACCTAATGTAGTTCTTATCTGAACGTCATAGTAGTGAACAAGGTACATTTTTTTAAAAATATACTTTTCATCTTCACTTAACTCCGGAGTTATTTCATCAGTTGTATCGTCAATGGCGTATGCAGCATGAATCTTAGAGTTAAGACCTCCAATATTAGTTTTCAACCAAAAAGATATAGCTGGAATAGACAAGGTTGTAGGCTCCCCCAACTCTCTAAATAGTTCGTCTGATATATCTACAACTTTCATTTTTAATATTTACACCTAATTCTGTAATTAGCTTACATTAATTGTATGTTTTCCAGAGTAGACCTCTATATTCATATCAGAACTCTTAATATACTTCTTTTCGGTGGAAATATTACCATCTGAGCCATAAGTAGCTTCATAAGTCAGATCAAATCCTTCCCAATTTCCAGCAAATCCATTTGCCGCAAAAACATCAAAATGGTTCAAATCTTTAACAGGACCATATAATTCAGAAGAACTTATGTCGAAATTGTGCAAGCCTGTTATTGATGATAGCTGCCCAAGAACTCCATCGCTAGAATAGTGATTCTGGTGATAAGACGGGCCGCCCTTGCTACTGTTTGAAGTTGAATGAGAATTTAATCTTAGAGTAGATGTAGTTTTTATTCCTATGTCTGAGAAATGTCCGTAAGAATAATATTTTGGAGTACCACTTGTTCTAATAAAATCGGAGCTAGCTGAACCACTAACTTGAATATGACCTACTGTGTTAGTTGAGTCTGCTGAATCTTGAGTACCGTTTGCGTTGATCTGATACTGAGAAAAGTCATTTGACCAAGAGCCTCCTGCTGCAACAGTAGACCAAACGCTATCTCCAGTAGCTACATAAATACTATGAACTCCCGTGTTATTAATTGTTACGGTAAGACTTGGGTCTCCACTCAAACTATCCGCACAACTAGCGGTATAAATGTTCCACCATACTTTAAAGTCTCTTACTTCGTTATCCGAAAATCCATTACCATTTATAACTTCAGGAGGGCCATTTGTATTACAATCACACCCGGCATATATATCTTCTACTTGAGCCAGTGAAGGAGAATCTCCATAAGAGTTTGAGGTGGAGACTGGGCTACTTACAGTATTATAATACGCTACAATTCTACCAGCACTAGAAGTTTGAGTTGATATGTAACTGTCTAAGTCCGCACAGCTTCCGTTAGATTCTTCCTCAGATTCTTCGCCATACGGGTCAGACCCAGAACCACTTATTTGCCAGCTTAAAGAGCTTTGTATATCATAACCATATCCGGTTACTATAGAATTAGAGAACGTATCGGTTCTTTCTTCTATCTCACCTTGAGTCATTATGAATCTAAAGTGTTTAGCGTCACTAATTGAGCTAATGCTACCGTCAGGAATGTTTACTACATTATTTACTGTACTGGAAGGAGAAGCTGTTTTTGCAAACGCCGAACCTTCTCCGGCTATTGTGTGGTTGTTTGGCTCAGTAAACGTAGCTGTAACGTCACTTACCTTGCTAAAGCTTTCTGAATATTCAAAAGTTAAAGGGCTTGTATCAAAACTTTTTGAGGATGCCAATTGATGAACAGTTTTATCTGTTAAAGACGGCATGTAAGAAAACGAAGCGTTTTCTATATAACTTACGACTTCAGGTGCTAGAACATACCCAACATTAGGAATTATAAATAGGTCTTCAACACCCCTGTTTGCTGTTCCATTACTTTTGTATTCTTTTATTACGCTTAATGCGAACCAATCTGGATTTTTATCGCTTAGGTAAACTGTGCTTGTAGCACCCGGAGGTATTGCTTCTGGACTTGAAAACGACTTCCATGAACGATTTCCATAAGTCCCGCCCGTTGATTCAGAAACCCCAAAAAAGTGAGTGTATACGCCAGCACCAATACCCACTTTAATTTCGGTGTCTGATGTATTTTTTATTTTTACTTCAACAGGAGAGTAAGACAAAGCTGCACCAACCGACGCTTCAATTCTTCTTTCTCCACAGTCCGCGAAAGTCTTAGCTTGAGCAAAGTTAACTAGCTCTCCGGAATTAAGTATCGGAGAAGAAAAGTCGCTAGAAAAATCTCCTGAGTGTTTAATTAAAATTCCCGAACTTCCATGCCATTGGGCATCAGCAGTAGTGTCATCACCTACTACATGTATCTCTCTTCTTATAGAATTAGAATGTTCAGAGTCTTCAGATATAATGACAAAATAATTATTATGATATTTTTCAGTTAAACTGTGAGGATAATTTGATATTTGTGTAGAATTTGTTTGGTCAAAAATTCCAGAACCACTCGCTACTACTGTTTTTTGATCTAAACTCCCATGATTAAAGTTATAGTAACTGTTATCATTTCTGCTTATAGAGTATCTAGTTAAGCTTGTAGAAATTTGATGGTTAGCACTATTACTAACAGAAACTTTATAATATGATGGCTCAAATAAATCTTTTAAGGGAGACTCGTCTTCATAATAGTCGGTCAGAGTATCGACTATTTGATCTTGGCTACAAAAAGGATTTTCTGGACAAAACGCAGGAACAGTAATGTTGTTAATTTGATAACTTTGTTCATGAGTATTTGAGATTGTCCCAGAAAAAGTCGGAGTGTTTTCGCAGCATATTGGATTCCAAACGTCTGTTGAGTAGCTAAATTCTAAAATTCCTGTTTCTGATGGTGCGAAGAACGAGGCGTTCCCACTATCTACTAAGTAACTATAGTCTGGTGCAATTAGTCCTCCAGAACCAGTCATTTCGATATATGCATAGTTGCAAATTTTGCAAGCATAGGAAAATTCTGATCCGATTGTGGTTGGGTCTAGCTCAGATTTATCTATTTCCCCTACTTTCGGTATGTATATTGTATCCCTATATTCAGTTGGATAATAAGCTTCTCCAGTATTGCAGTAATAAAAAGTTCCTAACTCAACAGCAGGGCCTGTACCGTCTACTTTTTTACTCAAAGTACAAGTTGACTTTGATCTTGGGTAATCAATACAACCCTGCCAATTTACTTTAAGCTCTACTGTCGCAGCCCTTGCAGAAGTTTTATCCCAGCATATATCATCTTCTGATCCACACTCATTTGTTATAGAGCCTAATTCAGCACCATCTACAGCAGCTACTCCAGAAACCCATCCTAGATTCCTTAGATAATTATCTACTAAAGATATTATAGCTCCAGAAGCTGGGCTTTCCGCATTTGCGCTGCTTTCAAAACCACCTCTATGACCTCCTCCTAAAAGACATTGTATTCCGTCTACATCAGGGCCAAAACTGTGATAAGCGGAACTTGAGTTCGCTATATTTTTGAAAAGATGCCATTGCAGTCCTCCAATATCTTTCCAGTTAGCGATTCCTGTGTACTTCTGATATATATGAGGAGTTACTGATACATTTTTAAACCCATCATCATTTTCTGACACAGATATATCTAAGGCATTTACTAACTGAAAATCTTTTATTGTATGAGTTCCTTGGTCTAAGGTAATTGAGACTTCGGAATTTACTCCTGTGGTTAAATATACTTTGTCTATAGCGTATCCGCTTTGGTTAAAGCAATCAGTCGGACTTACTACTGCTCCATTTTCTAAATCTATAGCATCTCCGTTAATAACATTAGATTCTGATTCTCCAGCTTTTACCTGAGTATAAGTAACTTTTACATGATTATAGCCAGTGACAATATTTGTCCCATTAGCTCCCGAAGATAAAATTGATGGTATCTTACATGTAAAGTAATTTAGTTCGCTATCAGCAGTATCAGCGTTGTCTGATATAAATAAATTATACTTTCCGTTCGAATTATTTTCTCTTGAGCTTACAGCAAAGTTAGAGTCTCCACCCATGCCTCCCCACCAGCCTTCGATACTCGCATGACCGTATCCAGCAAGATAATTTGAGTTTGGAAATTGGCTTGGGTTTCCTGAACCGTTATTGACTGGATAGCTGTATGGATAACCTATCGGATCAGGTTCACTAAATGCTCCTCCGGGAAAGTAGCAGGTTATAATTGTGGGGTCTTCTTCTTCTTCGGGGTATGGAAATTCACAAATGATGTAAATAAAATAATCATCAGTATTAACCTCTATTTCGTTACTGAATTTTGCATTTGCTGGGTCATTTGATAAATAACTTTTTACTTTAAACCTATGAATTCCAGTTTGCTTTTCTAACTTTACTGCTGCATCAAAAGCTTGCCAATTTGAACTATCGGTTTTAGATATTACCGTGGTTGTAGTTCTACCCTTTTCATCTATGTGCAGAAGTTCATGAATGCCTAATGGATGAACAAAGTGATCACTCCCGCCTTTTTGAGCTTCTAAATTAACAGTTATAGAGTCATCTTCTTCGTCGACTCCGTTATTTATTAAATAAAGAGGAGTTAATCTATTTTCATATCCTCTCGACGGAATAGAAAATGCGGCTGTATAACAAACAGTTGTACCATCAGAAGCCGTAAATTTTCCTCTTCCTTGTAAACGTGTACCTGTGGGCAGACCTGTAACATTGAAAATAGTTTGAGAATTGTAGTTGCGGTTAGTTCCGTCTCTAAATTTTGCTTGCGAAGCAATCGTTTTCCATTCTGTTTGATTATTTCCAACTTCACATATTTGAAATTCTAAGGTTGATCTGTATTTTGGATTTACCCAAAACCGTGGCTCTATCTGTCTAAAGTCAAGGTATGCATCATACCTATTGTACCTAGGTAGATATGTAAATCTTGATGTAGGATGTAATTGAAATCCATTACAGTCTGAATGGGTGGGATTTGTTGGAGTAGTTGGTGTTGAAAAGTCACAGTTACCATTTCCTAGGACTTTATCGCAAGGAACGTCACATATTTCATTAAAAGTATTTGGATCAATGCAACAACACATTTGCTCTTCAGGACAGCCATAAGAGTCATCACTCCATGACACCGATGACGATCTCTGCTCGTCTCCATTTTCCGTGAACCTAGCTTCAGCGACGTAGTTTTGATCGAGCTCAAGATCACCATTTTGATGAACATCATAAAACCAAACCATTCTGGACTCTATCATTCCTGTCGATGAACGAAATTCCATTTTTCCATGTCGGATCGTATCGGCAGCAAGGTCCCAATTCTCACCTCCATCTTTAGATATATAAATCTTCGGAATTCCTACTGATGCTGGTTTATTTTCATAGTTATCTAAATAAACATGCGCTTTGCCACACCTTGCACCAAGTGCGGGCTTAAGAGTTAATTGTGGGTCCCATATTTTATCTCCCTTCTTACATTCCTCATGGTGCTCTGTACAGTACCCTAGTGGTGCTGTCCTGCCATCTCCTATTTCGGGCCTGATTCCACTATTAGTTGCATTGTAAACTTTCTTATTTTTTTCACAGTAACACTTGTCTGCACATTTGTTTTGGTAAAAATCTACTTCGTTGCTTTGTATTACTGTTCCATCTAGTGCTGTAACTAACGCTTTAAAAGAGTATCTTCTTCCAGACAATATCTTTGACTCTGCATCATTCATTCCGGGCGGGAAAAGTTCTCCGTTGCTATCAAAATAATCTCTTTGATTATCTAGCGTTTCGATTCTGATAATGCTTGTCGCAGTCCCTACGCCATGCGTTGTCCATACTCCTTGAAATACTTCATCTTTTCCGTCCTCACTCGTACAAATAATAGTAGCGTTACCGTTAATATATTGCGTTGCAATATGCCTTCCAATTCCAGTGGAATTTCCCGGCCCGACCCCACTAAATCCTAAAGCCTTAAGATCAAGTCTAAGTCTAAATACATAAGTCGACGGAATGCTGCAATCAGCCCCCGGAGGCATAGCTCCAGTGACGCTAACCAACCCGTGAGAATATCTTGGCTTACAGTTATCTACACACGCTGAATCAAGTACCTTTAGTTCTAATTCTAATTTTCCGGGCGAGGGAGGAGGAGGCGGCGGCTTCGGGGGTGGTGGTATGCTATCGCAAACACAAGTTCCTTCATGGAATGAACCGTCAGGAGCATAAACACCCAACTTAAAGCAATAGCTTGTTCCGCGTTGGGCATTCTGTATCCAATAGTCTAAAAGTCTATTTTGATAATGCCAACTGCCCGGACTAATGTTGCTGATTACCCTTTCACCTAAAGCCGAACCACATGTCCTAATTACAATTCGATTAAAACCACGACCTCCGTGGAAACTGAGTCGCGCACTGCTACCAGTTTGGGAAAGATTAACTCTAAGGTTTGGTACTACTACATTAGGACGTACAATTCGTGGAGGTCTCGTGTATGGCCCCCCGAACTCCCAAGATTGAATATTTGAATACTTTGTTACTCCCGTATTAATCTCAGTTACCTCAAGTCGATATTCGTAACCAACTCCCAAGCACATTCTGTCAAAGACTGTATCGAAGGTATTGCCACCCCCCCTCGTAATTTCAATTTTTCCTAGCCCTTCACTTCCAGCCTCGGCCCCTAAATTATTGCCAGTGCTTTCATGAACACCTATGCCGTTGCTTATTGCGATATCTGGGTGGTTATGCCAAGTCAAATAAGCAGTATCGGAGCCGCCGCCATTCTGCATCGATCTTCTGTTATGTACATCGCTCTCAACAACTGGCCCAGAATTATTAGAGCTTGCAGAAGTCTGGGCTAAAGTAGCTACAATTCCCCACTGGTTGCAGCTATGATGTTGACCCATATGAAAACGCGGAAACTGTCTTTGACCATTACCGTCTATATATATTTTTGGCGGGCCCGTGTTTCCTTCGCCGGGGCCATTAATTATATCGCATTTTCTTCTTAAAAGTCTTACTGCAACTTTTGCATTTTTTCCAAATTTGCTAAAATTTAAGCTGCATAGATTATATATCCCATAATCCCGCTTGGCATTACCTGAGTAGTGTTTACTTGCGTTCCAGCATTGATGACATCCATCTGCACCATTGGTCGTAGTGTCTGAAAATTCCGGAATCTGTGTTGCTCCCCCTAAGTCTTGAACAAGTTTTGCTCCATCAATAACTTCGTAATTTCCTAGTTCATTTGTATGAAATATTGGTTTGATTCCATTGTTGGTCGAATCCGGAGGATACAGAGGTGTTTCGCCAAGTTCTATCTGCCAAACGTTCGTGGGGTTTCCATAACTATTATTAGTCGATGGTACAGTAACCATGTCAAAAATAGGTTCAGAAATTTCAAAGTCTCCTTTGCATTGACTATCTGAGTGACAATCCCCGTTTGGAAGAACGAAGTTTTTATTTTCAACAGTAGTGTATAAATCAGTTTCTCGACAATAACATCTATAAGTACAACCTTGTTCGTCTGATAAATATGAACTATTTGTAAGAAAAACAACGCATCCCCTTTTAGAGTAGGCTATCAAATAAAAATAATAATCAGCCAACTCATATTTATGAGTTGTTTTTAAAATTTTCTCTGCTCTTGTTATATTTACTCTAGCTTCAGTGTGTCCCCAATTTTTGAAATTCTTTTTAGGATTATGCCAATCAAATACGTCGCTCTTAATTAAAAATGAATCACTAGAATTAACGTTTCCGCTAGAAGCTTTTAAAGAGGCGTGTAAATCCCACCTCCAAATAGTCTCTTTATTAGAAGCATTTGCATAAGGTGGGTAAGCAGAATCATCTTCTTTATATGAGCTAAGATGATATTCTAAAGGAGCATCATGTAACCTACAGTGAATCACATTTACTGAAGGATCAAGCAAGCATTCTTGACCAGAAGAAGTGTCTACATTAATTTGCGTTGAAAATACTCCAAAGTGGCTAGCAGCCTTAATGCCTCCTCCAGAGCTCACAGAAGTGTGAACGTAAGTCCCTTTTGCTTTATTCCCTACTATTGGAAAAACTTTTTTTACACCATTTTCGGTAATATGTTGCGGTGCAGGGCCTCCAGTATAAGCTAGTCCGTTGCTATCTACAGCACAGTCAAAAGTGGTAATTATATTTTCTGGACACCCAAACTCTGCTGCACGAGCGTGAAGGTCTGCTAAGTAAGGTAAATTTTGAATCCCTACGTACATAGATTAAAAATATCTAATGTCTATTACTTTGTCGTTAGTAGGGGCTGTACCAAAAATTATTCCAGTTTCATTATTTATTGTATATTCGTTATATGGAACTTTTACAGAGCCGTCTACCATAACCATAATCTCTCTAGCGTTACCAACACCTTGAGACATTATCCAGTTAGTGTTGCTACCATCTCCAGTCCACATGTCATTATTGTAAGGTAGAGTAGATAAATTTTTACCTCTGCTGTAATAATTATCTGAGTACGCACTCCCGAATGCCCCACTTTCAGAACCTAAAGTAAAAGTTCCACTATCGGTAACATAAAAGTGTCCACTTAAATTTAATTCAAATGGCTCAATATCAGAGTTTGATTCAAAATAAAATCTTGTGTCGCCTACTATATTATTTCCTTGATTAAGAAGAACTGTATTATTTGGAATATTAACTAGCCCTTCACCTTCCGCCATATACGCCGCGACAGTGTCTACTTCATCTAATCCAAATGAATTCAAACTTAATAGTCCAATTTTATTAGCCTTGATCTTTATGGGAGCATTACCAATAAATCTAATCGAAGAATTGAATGTTAAGTTCCTATCGCTGTTGCCCGCATTTATTTTAACTGTGACAGATTTTATTTTATTAGAATCGCTAGTTCTGTTTGTGGTAGAAAGATTTAAATCTCCAGTTAAAGTTAAATCTTGAAAAGTAGTCGAATCGAAATCAATGACTTGAGACGGCGAGTGCAAAATTGTATTGCCACCAAACTCATATTTATCACTAAAAATATCTCCACTTACATGAATAGAATAAATAGGGTTTTCCTGATTAACGCCTATTTTTTCGCTGTGTATCTGCTGACCTCTTAAAATCTTATTAGACATTTATTAACTCCTCGTATTAAAGCCTTTGTGCTTTTTTCTAAAAATTTTTTTTACCTTTAAACCGATCCATGAAAGTTTATTTTTTATTTTTTTTAATAAACTATTGTCATTATTATTAAAATTATCTCCATGAATTAAATCATGACCTCCATCTATCTTTCGTTCAGCAATTGCTCTGGCCTTTTCAACTACAATTGCCATAACTTCTGATAAAGTCATGTTGTTGACTATAGAATTAGTCATTTCCTCAACAGCCTTTCTCCGTTCCTCTTCCGTCATTAGACAAATGTCCCGTCAGTATACACGCAAAATACATTTTTTCAGGTCAAATTCAATAAAAAAACCCCCTCAAAAGAGGGGGTTTTAGGTTTGGATAGCAACACGTACAATAGGCAGCGCGATAATTAAGTTAAACAGATTATCTCCAAAACGTAATTTGCCGTTGGAGCAGGAGCACTAAAGTCTACGGTAACTGAAGTGGATGAAGCGGCAGTTACCATGCAACTAATAATATCGGCATTAGAGTCGACGGTATTTTTAACAGAAGCTGTAACTTTTGGCGTAGAAGAAAAATTTGCAGAGCTAATATTTATTGCCTGAGTAGTAGAAGAGCTAGAAACTGTAGCTGAAAAAGCCTTACCCAAAGCAACAGGTTTTTCTGTTCCATCTAAGCCAGCCCGCCATTCTCCATTTGCATTACTCCAAATAAGAGATGCATTTTCAGCACTATTAGAGCCATCAAATCTCTTAATTTCTATTCCACCATCGGAGTTTCCTGCGTTAGTAGTAGCGTCATTATTTAAAACGATTATGCTATCACCAATATTTACTACCGTAGAATCAACCGTAGTGGTCGTTCCTTGAACAGCTAAGTCTCCCTGAATGGTAAGATTATCAACGAACGTTTTTAAACCGTTAATAGTCTGAGTACCAGTGGTCATCATGACCGACGAAGCATCTACAGACACGGTTTTTGCAGCACTACCGTCATAACTTAATGACGAAATGCCTTGTCCGTGAGTTAAGGCGTTAGGTACGTTGCTTACTGCTACACCAGCAGCACTTAATGAAAGGGTGCTACCATCAAGCTTAATGCCAATTTCATCGGCAGTAGTTTGAATACCTCCGTCAGATTTTAAATTAGCAGCTAAAGTGACGCTAGAGCCATTCATTACTCCACCGCCAGAAAGACCATCGCCAGCAACGATATCGAAGGTCTGAGGAACCGAACTGGACCCTTGTACTAGCTGACTGCCATTATAGTAAATAGTACCATTTGAATTACCGCTCAATAAGCTTCCATTAAGCCTTATCTGCTCCGCTGAAAATATTTTAGCCATTTTTTTTAAAAATTAATGTTAAAACTACCTTGTTTTTGTATACACTTTATAACTTAACTTGGAGAAATATATGTATGGAGATAATAGACTTTTGAGTCATATATCTCGCTAGAAAATACAGCAGTATAACCAGAAGCTGTGACTGCTTGAGGCCAAGCCATATAAAGGTCAGCGTTACCAGAACTATCTTCTTCAGCAGCAGTCAAGTTACAGACTACTTTTGGTATTGATTCTAATTCTTCCCAAGTTACATCTTTACTTTTTTCTCCGGGATTTACTATTGTTTTATCGAAGATTAAAGAATTTTGAATGTTTTCATAACTTATTTTTCCAGATATCAGACCTTGTTCGTCGATACCTAAAATTTGCTCATTATTTCTAACAATTGAAAATTCATTTGACTGGGGATCAACTCCCATTTTTGCAGATGAGTTAACAAAATGAATAGTGTCACCCTGTATAAACAAATCTTTAAATGGACTAGATGAAGAGCCCAAACTGTAAACACCACTAGCTAATGGGACTATATCTCCGCCTACTTTTGTTAACCCGTCTATCCTTAAGTTTCCATTTGCTACATGAACCCTTTCCTGCGGGCTCGCAGTACCAATTCCCATCAAGTACTCGGTAGTAGCAGAGTTTTCTGCAAAAGTTATTTTTTTATTTTGACTATCTATTCTGAATGTATTTGTACCACCTTCATCTTTAACGAAAATAGCTTCGTCTCCTCCTGCGCTATTTTTTGCACCAGTAAGAGTTATAGTTCCATTTCCCACTTTAATTCCACCATCAATTACTGACAGTAAATTATTATTATAATCAAAAGTAAGTTCACTTATCCCGCTAAAATCAGAGCCTCCACCTTCAGTAGCCTTGAATTGAATTGCTTTATCTGGACCAGAGGGAGTAAAACTTCCATCGGGGCCAGCGGGGCCTTGAGCACCATCTTGTCCGTCTTGCCCTGCGGTTCCAGCTTCTCCTTGAACTCCGGGAAGTGATACTGCTACATTATTAGGATAATAGCTTTGAGTTATAGTGCTACTTGGAGTAGACAGCGTAACATCAATATTTATCTTTTCTGTAGTCGAAACGCTCATTTTTATGTAGTAACTTCAGGATGAACATTTACTTTTCCATCTAGCAATTTTATAACATAACTGCCATCATCTAAGCCATTGGCTCCCGTTTTAAACATCTCTATGTCGTAAACGGATTGAGTAACCGGAAGTAGAGCGGTTTGAGAAGAAGTTAAATCAATATCTATTAACCCATTTGCTGCATCATGAATTGTCGGGTCAAAAGACAGGGTAGCCGTTTCACTAGAGTATCTCTTTTTTACAGAGCCTCTAATCTTGTGGCCAGCAAGATTTATACTAGTCCCACTGGAATCTTTTGCGTGGAGCCTAGCCGAAAAAGTAGAGCCCTGAATAACGTCTAAATTATAATAAGTAGGCATAATACATTAGACATTACACCTATTTATTATGAAATGACTTTATATTTTACTTACCCTCAGACAAAATCCTCATGGATTCACTAGAAACCGGGCTTTGCTTGATTTCTTGCGGAGCATTGTATTTTGCTACATGAGCCACAAATTCTCTCTTAAGTCTTTCCTTTAAGATAAGCGTATTATCTATAGGCAAAAGGCCGACTTTATTTGCGTGAGCTTGAAGGTCGCTTTTTGAGGAATTCTCAAGAAAGCTATCGTATTCTGCCTCATTCATTGTCCCGTAGCGAGACATTCCGTCATCTCCCCAAATCTGAGCTAGTGTGGTAGGCTTGGGTTTTTGCTCCATTCCATGAGTTTGACTCATTTCCTCTAGACTAGCTTTAGCCTTTTTAGGGGACTTTTTAGCATTATTTTGTTTTTTTCTGGGCATAATATTGTACGTGTTGCTTCGCTTCGTTCTGGTTTAGCCGACTAGACGTTCAGTTCGCTATAATGAGTGTGGTATGACACTCACTTAGTTCTTTACACTGACGTCTGATCCAGTTTGTTATCGTCATTTTTTTAATTATGACCTCTATATGTCTCCATATAGTTCGGACTATATCTTCACCTTTCGGTGTTGGGCTCTCGTGGGCGGATTATTGTTTGGTTCTCACCGCCTAGTCTCTACACCTTTCAGAGAACTTTAAACCATCTCTGACTTGGCTCGGTATTGTCTCTAAAGAGAGTTTCACCGAATTCACCCAATAAGGCCAATCTTTTTTATTATACACCTAAAAAAATCTTTTTTCAATCTCAAGTATTACTTTATTTTAACAATTAGTGTCGTAAACAACGTTCTGCTTGCCACCCATGTAACCATGATAGTAACAATAATAACTAATAGTACTGAAGTAAGATGATGAGCCCGGAGTACCTATCGTTACAGTTACTGTTCCGTGATAGAAGTCGTAGTCTCCGTTCGCAGACTCTCCAGCTTCGACTACATTTCTACGCAAGAAGCTCAAATTAGCCTTCATTATCGAGTGATTTGAGCACTGGTAATATATGTGTCCGGTAGTCAAGCTGTGGCTTGAGGATATAGTGACATCTACAGTTCCCCCAGTTCCAGTAATACTTGATGAGTTTGTCCCATTAGCATATACAAAGAATGGGTGACTAGAACTAATTCCATCAGCAGTGAACCTGTAAGTTCTTCCTCTCATGAATCTGTAATCACCATTTCCAAGATTAATTACATTATCGTCAGCATCCTTGAACGTGTAGTAATCTCCAGCGGCATTACTTGTTGTTGCCCCTCCACTGACTTTAATAACAACTGGAGTCGAGTCATCAGGAGCGTAGCTAATATTAGAGTCAGCGTTATTTAAGAACGCTATTGGGTGAGCAGCAGGAATATTGTTAAATGTGTATGTACCAGCCTTCCAATTAAACGCAGACGTTCCATTTGTACTTTCACTCCCATCAAAGTAGTATCTATTTTCTGAACCATTAGAAGACACCGTGACAGTTATCGGAGACGACAAACATGTTGACGCTGCTGTGGTTGGAGTCGGCGTTAACGTTTGTGTTGGTGTCGGGGTCGGGGTAGAACCTGCCGTTGGGGTTGGTGTCGGAGTAGACGTTAGCGTCGGGGTTGGTGTTGGCGTCGGCGGGACATAAGTAGGAGTCGGCGTTGCTGTTGGTACAGGATCGCTTGAGCCATCCGTTACGGTGCAGGAATTATTCCTTACTAAATATGCACCCATATTAGGAGCACTCGAAGAATAGTAGTAAAGGGGATTTGGACTATCTGATCTGTAATTAATAGATATCGAACTTCCAACATCTCCTTGGGTTCCGCTTGTAGTAACTCCTACCGTGTATTCTACTCCAGTGTACCCAATTCCTGAAGTATGAATCCCGTCAAATGTTTCGCTAAACTTGAATGGATTAGAGCCGCTCCAAGTTTCTGCCATAGTAAATGTATAAGTATTTCCATCCTTTACTGTAAACACCGGATTCTCTATTTGCCCATCACTAAAGGTCGTGTAACCCAAAGCCTGAGATGTTGAAATATTGATTGATGTTTGAGAACAGAAAGGCTCTGCGTAAGTAGAATAATTTCCAGTAGCTAAATATTCTGCGAAAGTCGCGTCATTTTCTTGTAGCTCTGGAATCACACCAACTGTGTGTTTGTACTTTACAACTTCATCTACAGTAAACTCTATATAAGGATACTCACTGTTAAATCCTCCTTGTGAATCCCCTAAAATTGGAACCACTTTATCAGAATTGTTATCCCAATAATTTTTTAAGTGAGATTGATATCCATAATTTAATTTAAAATCTAAATCATATTTATATTTAGAAGCTACATTTCCTTCTACAAATCCATACGGATAAGAAGTCTTTATATTCTCATAAATAACTTCCACTTCTGCATCAGTTAAAACAGATTCCTGAATGCCTCCATAAAATCTTTCAGAAACTTTTATGTAGTTATTATTGTCTGAACCAATTTGAGTAAACCCTACTCTTTCTACAGAATTAAGTTTTACAGGAGTTAAAAAGTATCTTGGTGTAGAGTCGCCCTCTCTATTAAAAGATTTTTCATTAAAGTAAAGCCTTACTTGAATGTTAAAATTTCTGTTAATTTTATTTATTTTTAAGCTCATCTCTTAATACCCAGTGCTGCTAGTTGAAGAAGTTGAAGAGCTTGTTGACGTTGACGTACCGCCAATCGTATAAGAGCTAACTGAGCTAACAATACTCTTGTTTAAGTCTTTCACAATGTCTGTGTAACTGTAATTCGAATTAACTTTTGAACCCCCATAAATTTGATTAGTTCCATCAAAATAATAAGGTGAATCAAGCGGAGAAAACTCGACTCCTCTTTGTTTTTGGATCGACTCGTTTCTTATATAGCTTAAGCCTTCATATATATTTTGAGCATTTTTAGTTATTAAGTTTTCGAAATTTTTCTTTCCAGAGTTCTTTGGCTTGATCCCTTTTTCTATCAAATAATTATTTACTTTTCTATGGAGCTTTTTCTTGCTGTCTTTTTGAGCTTTAATAATAGAAGCGTCATACGCCTTGTCTATTCCTTCTCCAGTACACACTACGCTATAGGTGCAGGTTATTTCTGAATCTACAGGAACAATTTCTAATTCTCCATCAAACCCTACATAATCTGGATTTGTTGACCAAGTTTCTATTTTTATGAACGCTCCAGAAGGTACAACTCCATTCCAAGACTGAGAGTCTACGTTATGACCTCTTTGATGCTTTCCTGAATAACCTTCGGTATTATTTCTAACCAAAAAGTTATTAAAAGAAGTTTTAGAGGGGGCTACTGTATTTGTGTAGGTAGCTGATGCTGATGTTCCATCAAATTGAGCCTTCTGATAAGCTAAACTAGTTTCAAGCGTAGTACCTTTGGGGATTTTTATATATTTAGAAGTTATACTATAATTTTCTATTTGATTTGTAATTCCGTCCGTTTTTGTTGTCCACTCGTAACTTAATTCTCCAGTTACGCCAGTGTAATAAACGTAATTCATTTTTACACCAGTTGAAATATAATCACTCGTTCCTGTGTGAGCTAAAAATTCATGAGGAGAAACAAAGCAAATATTTTCACCGAAAGGTACTCTTCCAACCCCGTTAGATAATGTGACATCGTGGAAGCTTCCGGTTCTTACGACAAGTATGTCATTTATGAACTCCAAGTCTTTCGTGACTTTTATTTGAGTATCATAGTTGTAAGGACCATAAGTAGAAGAATCTATAAAGGGTTTATTAATATAAGTATTAAATTTTTTATCTGTAAAATAAAACTTATTTTTTAATTTTTTTACTTCTTTTATGCCCTTTTTTAAAAATCTGTCCGCATGAATAAACCTGTCTAAATTTTCGAAAACGAATCTTTTTACTTTGCCGCGTATAACTGCGAACTGGTTCAGCAAAGAGTAAACAGAGGATATATTGGTTTTATATACTTTTTCTACATTGGCTGGAATGTATTGTACCTTAGTAGCAGAATCTAACTCTTTTTCAAAATAAAACCCATCTACGCCATCTGAAGCCTTAAACTCAGATGAACTCATAGAGCTATCATTAGAGTCTATAAATTTAGTGGCTGCTATAGAACCATCTTTATAAAATTTAGCCGGAATTCCATTATTAGGACCATATGTAATATGTTCCTGCTCTTCAGCCTTACTAGTATCAGTAAGGTATTTGCTGTTTCTCAATTCCGCCATGCTGTATATAAATACACCTTTTTATGATTTAAAACAATAAAAAAACCCCCAGAGTTGCCTCTGGGGGGTTGTTGAATTTGTTAATTAATCGGTTAGCCGACCAGAACGATACCGCTGATAGCGCGAGCATCGATACATACGCGACCCTCTTCCAAGAATCCGTAGAATCCGGTCTTGTCAGAGCGAGTAACAAACTGGTCGTCAGGAAGAACCGTGAACGTACCACCGCCGTCAGCTTGACGAGCAACAGCGCGAACAAACGCTTCTTTCGAGAGGTCAAGACCGACAATGACTTCATCGTCAGCCGCTGCGAAGGCAGAGCCGCCAGCCAAGTTCTTGCCAGCAGACATATCTTCGAACAGCTTGTTGTACTTACGAGACGTACCGTTTCCGAGCTCAACCATATCGGTGATTCTTACACCGAAGATTTCTTGAGCACCAGCAGCGCGATAGATGTCCTCTTTAACTCCGTCAGGAAGAGCGTGAGCACCAGCAGGAGCACCTGTGGTGGAAAGAGGGTTGTAGGCCATAGCGCGAATCTTGGCTTTTTGCTCGGGACTGATGAACAAGTCAGTAAGACCATAATCAGCACCAGCGGCAGTACCGCCAGCCCAAGAAGTATTGATTCTTCTCATGATGGTCATCAAGTCGTTCAAGTCATCCAAAGTAAGACCGGCAGCGGTAGTACCTTGAGTAACGTGACTACCACTTGGATCGCCAACATTAGAAGTGGTTGCTTCAGCGAGAGCTTTAAGAATAACGGCCCAAGCATTACGCTCTTGCTTAACAAGAACTTCTTGGCTCATTCTCTCAAGAGCTTTGCTTACTACATCTAGTCTCGAACGGCGAGCATACTTCTTAAGGAAGCTGATCGCACTGTCAAGGCGATAGGTGGAGATTTTCATCTCTTTGACGCCTTCTACTTGAGAAGTCGGCAAGCCACCAGCCATTGACTGAGACCAAACATTTACGTAGCCCTCGCCTTCATTATAATAAAGGTCGAGAGGATAGCTTGGGCTATCATCCTCATCATATTCAGCGTCTGTATAAATTAGTCCAGCGGTAGATGCTTGAGCAATAACCTTTGAAACTACAGGTCCGATAAAGGCGGCGAACGCCTCCATTGCTTCAGCCGAGACCATTTTGTCTCTAGAGCCGATAGCCTTGATGAGCTCTACTTGTTCAGGAGTATTTTTTAATTTTAATTTCATAAGATTAATTCCTTTAACAATTAAAGTTCAAGTTTAACTAAAACGTCGCCATTTGCTGCAACAGGCCCCAAGAAGGTTCCAACCTTAACGGCATCACCTTGAGTGTTGGAAGCGCGAGCACCAATGTCACCATTATCCAAAGCCCAAGCACTACCACCAGCGGCGGCAACAGAAGGGTTATGAATACCGTTAACCAAAACAGTCCCTTTAGTAAGAACCGGAACAGCTTGTCCGCTTACTACAGTTTGCATTTCGGCTGCTTTGCGAGGGTTGAAAAGCAACTTCTCGCCGTTTTCGTCTGTTTCTGCTACGTCGTACAGTAAGATACCAAACGGTGTATCACCGGAGGTACACATGTCTACTCTCGACTGAACCACATGGCGGTCGCTAACTGCATTCGCCAAACTGTTAGAAATAGAATCAGCCGCGAGGACTTGATCAGCTTTCCAACCTTTAGCGGAATCCAATTTAACAACCAAACCTCTGGTAGCAGAAGAACCGTCATAAGCGAACAGATTGTTTACATCATGTTCGCTATAATCTCTGAATGGTCTTAATTTAGCCATAGTTTATTATTCCTTATATTAAGATTGATTTTAATTATAGTTTAATATCAAATTGATCGATTGAGAAAGCAGACTGATATTTTTCCATCACAGTCGCTTCCTGTACCTCCGAAGAGTTGGGGATCACTTCTTGCTCTTCAGCAACAACGTTTTCCAAAACTTCTTCAGCGTTATTTTCTTGAACCTCTTCCGGCTTTTTCTGCTCAGAAGCCACAGCCTCTTGTACAGTCTCGCTTTTTTCGGTCGCAGAAACTTCTTCAGCGGTATCAGCAACTTCCGCAGAAGCTTCAGCCTTTTTCTTACCGCTTAACAGTACATTCATTTTCTCTCTGTACTGATTAAATTCATCTTCGTTCATATCTTTAATGTCGCCAGCGATAATGGAACGATCTTCATCAGTTAGGTCAAACTCTTCGTCCAACGAAGCCATGAATACAGTGAATCTCTCAAGAGCATCTTGTTGAGCTTTTTGAGCTTCAAGTTCAGCTAAAACATTCTTAATCTCCTCAAGCTCTTTGTTGACTTTTTCGTTATCTTTTTGGAGACCGTCGTATTTTTCAGAAGCTGCCTTCATTGCGTTTTCTTGTTCGAGCTTTTCAGCTTCAAACTGTTCACTCGCCTTTTTGACTTCTTCTTGGATAAAATCAGAAATCTCAGAAGCACTCACTTCCTTTAGCGACTCATCGGTGATGTCTTCAATTTTGTTAATTTTCATGACTTTTCTATAAGTAGTTTCTACATTTATTTCATTATTTTGAGAAATTAATTTTTTATTATTTTCTAAAATTACCTCTTCTGCCAAATTATCAAGTTCTTTTTGTTCGGCATTAGAATCTTCTTCTGGTTGTTTTTCTTGAGACTTTTTAGTAACAACCCCTTTAACATCTGCTGCTGGAGTCTCAGTTAGCCCTATACCAAGAGGTACTACGTTTCCGATTACCTTTCTGTATACCTTTTTACCTTCGTATTCTCCGCTTCCTCCCATTGATCTTAAATTAGCTTCTAATTCTATGATCTTATCAGAGGAGTCAATAATTTGGGCGGTTTCTGTATTTTTCTCGTTATCGTTTAATAATACTAAATTATAGTCGGTAAAGCCTAATTCCCAGCTAGCAGATATTTGTAAATAATTCTCACTCGTGGGATCACTTGCCTCTTCTATCATGTTGGCTAAGTTTTGATTAGTAACCCTCCAAACAACTCCGCCTAAAGTAACGTTAAAGGGTGAAGTTCTGTCGATAATATTACTTTCATCTAGCGGCTCATCAGTTCCGAATTCGCTAAATCCAGCAGTTAAAATGACTCCAATAACTCTCTCTCGGTTATGCTCGATGTTAATTGGCTTGTTAATGAAGTTCTTATAAATATCCGCAGCAGTCAAAGTATCAACTACGTCATCATTTTTATTTACTCGATTGGCTACGAATGCATTAAAAGCGATTGGCAATAAGTCTACGTCTTTGTCGGTATCTATGTCTGGGACGAATTGACCTATATCAACTAAACTGGCCAAAGAGAGGTATTTGTCTTTTTCCTCGGGAATTAACGGTTTAACTACCGAGCTAAAAGTTGTCGTAAATTTAAAATCGTTCATAACCTGTGTCTTTTAGTACACCTAAAAACTATATGTACAATAAATAATACACTTATTCTTTTAAAAAAAAACAAAAAAAAAGCCCGCCGAAAAGCGGGCTAGTGTTATATTAATTTTTTAGATACTAATTCTGCAATTAATTACTTCTTGTCTTTAAGAGAGTCAAGTTCATTACTAACAGAAGCTTTAACCCAAGGTACGGTCACGCTTACTCCATCTGTTGAAGCATCAGCGTTCAAAAGTCCGCCCTTGTTGGCATTAGGGCCAACTGTCAATGTCGATGTGCAACCCGTTAAAACAAAGGCTGCGGCTGCGATAATAGCTAGTTTTTTCATAATATTATATAGTCAATACTGTTGACATATGAATGATGATATACACCAAAAAAAAATTCAAGGACAAAAATTTTTTACCTTACATTTTATAATTAATTATATAATTATAAATATCTTTATAATTATTTTCTTTTAAGTATTTTAAAACTATGTTTTTCATAGCTCTGTTTTTATCTTCAACGGCAGTATGACCTTTGAAATCTATTTCTTCGAGTATATGAACATGAAAAGATTTCGGCTTCATCTCTAACTCTAAGTCGATACAAATTTTCTTCGCGTCTAAATATTCGTCTTCTGTGTTTCTCCAAAATCCTACATTATGAGTCGGTGGAATTATATCTATATCAAAAAACTCGCAAAAATAATTCATTCCCCTCTGTTCATAAAAATCTGATTTATGTAAATATAAAGACTTCCAGAGTCCGGGTAGTTTTTTGGTCGCACAAAAAACATAGCCAGCATTAAAAATCCCACAAAATTTACTTATCGAAGATTTTTCTTTGTGATGATAATGAGGCGATAACGCTACTGGTCGAGTAAAGTGCTCCTGAAGATTATCTAAGACAATTATATCTGCGTCCATAAAGAATGTATTTGCAGCTTCTGACAAAGCATACTCCAAGCATTCCATTTTTTTATAGATGCAATCTTTCCTATGAAACCTATCAATGTCTTTTATTTTAGATAATTTTTGTTTATTTATTTTTAATAAATCTTCTTGATTGGCTGAAGTTTTAAAAAATAAATTTTTGTACTTTTTAGAAAGAAACCTTTTAGATTCATCATCGCAAAGAATATAGACTGGTTCATCATGATAAGTTCTTAAGCTTCTTAAAAACACATCAGCTTCGTGCTTTATTTCTTTGGTAATTACTAACGAAAAACTGGCTATAGGAATAGCCTCTTTCTCCTTGTCAAAAAAAGACTCAGAGCTTCTTAAAAGAAAATTAATTAAAGTCTCAGGAAAGTCCCTCTTCATTTCCTTGGAACCTAGAACTCACTCTAGTCTGTAGATTTGGTTCTGGTTTTAGAAGTATTTTTGTTTACAGATTCAACTATAACACTAATAGCTTCTTCGATCATCTTATGCTCATCATAAGTAACTTTCACTTGTCTGGTTATACCAACAACCAAGTTTAAAGCTTCTTCCACTTTCATTTTGCTTTTAGTTTCAGGCATCAAAAATGTATACCTTGAATAAAAATCAAAATCAAGAATTTTCTAAATTTTCGACCTTTTCGTTTAATTCCTGAATCGCTTTTACTATCGGAGCAATGAATTGATTGTAATCTAACCCATAGTCTGCCGCTCTCTCAGGATTCTTAACGGAGCTATCCTTATAGGCTCCGAAGTCATCTATACCCATTTGATCCATAACAGTTTTAACTTGTTGAGCTAAAAGTCCGTAATGAGGTCTTGAGTACTCCAAGTTAACTGTATTGACTTGTCCATCTTTTTTAATAAATTCTCTGGTTTCATCTTTCCAGAAATATTTTACAGGTCTAAGGTTATTGATAAAACTTAAGCCCAAATCTGAATCAGTGATATCTCTTTTCTTAGATTGATCAGAGGTTTGAGTGAGTGAAGTGCATCTTATCGCACCAACAACTTCTAAGTTAAATCCGCTCGACGCAGAACTTCCTGTACCATTAACGACTGCTGCTATTCCAGTTTTGTTAGCCCAGTTTCCAGCACCTCTAGATGAAGAGCTACTCCAAGTCGGATGAAGAACAAAGCCGTCTTGATCTATATAAAAGTATTTTAATTTTTCTCCAGCCTGATCTGGGGTTGAGCCACTTGCTCCATTTCTGTAAGTATACCACCAATCAAGATAAGTACTCTCTGTTGACGCAGAGTTAATAAATACTTGATGATCTCCCGAGTGGCTCAAATAAGAAGTTCCATCATAAACTGCTGCGTCTCCGTATACTGTAAACTTCTCAAATAAACTTGTAGCAGCAGAAGCATTTACTGCTAATTTTCCGTCACTAGTAATCAAGACTGACGCATTAGTTTCGTCTACTGAGCCCGCTACAACTGCTAATTTACCTCCACCACCACTGTGCGCTGTTTCTGTGCAAATAAAATTCCAAGAAGTACCGCCAGTACCTGCCCCCGTTAACCTAAGCGCAGCTAAACCGTCTCCTTCGGAAACAGAGGATAAGACCGCGCTGTCATCAACAGCACTTATAGCCTCTGATGGAGCACTTACTTTTACATGTTTGTTGTAATATATTCCTTGAGTACCAGTAGTATCATCTGACCATTGACTCGAAGCACCTAAATCATTATTAAAAGAAGATAGGTTAATTGAAGATGCGCTATCCTCGATCCAGCTTGGCTTAGAGTCTAATCTCGTCCAAGGCAAGTTACCTCCAAAGCTTGATAAAGTTACGTTTCCTTGAGTGGTATCTATCCAAGACGGGGCGTTTTTTAACAATGCATAATCAATCTTATTTGATACGTCTAAAATTTCTGTTGTACCAGAATATATACCCCCAATGACATTGAGCCTTCCTCCGACTTTTAAAACGTCTGTAGCACTGGGTGCAGTATTTACCCCCATTCTATCAGAAGCGTAAACGTAGCCTGAGCCCGGATTTAAAGTTAGAGATTGAGTTGAATGATCCCACTCTATGTACCCTTTGTTTACTTCGTTCTGTTTGAACTGCAACCTAGGACTTCCGTCAGCATCCCCTTCCAAAGTAAGCATCGGGCTGTCTGTTGCTCCGTTAGCAGCCGCATAAAGATGCAGCAAGGATGTAGCGACTTTATTATGTCCGCCGAGTCTTAAATTGCCAGTGTTGCCATCTAATTTTAGAAGAGAATTTCCAGCACTTCTAAAATCTATAGAGTCCGCTTGATTGCCAATGTCGAAAAGTAAGCCGTTAGCGTCAACGCCAATAGAATTTGTTCTGCTGGTAGAAGTATTTGTTAATTTTATAAACGACGAACTAGACACATCGCTTATATGAAGTTTACTAGACGGAGATTCTACTCCCACCCCAACCTTACCCAACAAAACAACTGGGTCTATATTTCTTAATTTAATCGACATTTATAAATCCTTATTTGTTAAAATTACACTAATAAAAAAGAGAATTAGAATAATCTATTTCATTATCGGAGTCGTCTAAAATTTTATTAAAAGAATCATCCACTAGGGCGATATCAACTTTTTCTGACTCTCCGCTTACAAAAAACCCTTTCTTATTTTCACTTAAATCCATATTTAAGGTAAAAGATGCGTTGTATTGCTTGTTGTCTCCTATTGATAAGCTGGAGGAGAAATCTGTACATCTAGCACCCTCAAAGCTGTATTTCAGAACCTCTTTATCTTTGTCTTTGAAAGTTAAATGAACGTCATATTCTGAATTGTCCATTGTCTCAAAAAGATTTCCAGAGACCCCAACATCCGCTAGAAAAGAAATTTCAAGTTGACCAACTATAGGGAACACTGGCTTCCTATCATGATAGTGCTTGTGTCCTAAATATATAATAGGTTTTCTTTGTATCTCGGCTTGAAAAGAGGCAGACTGAACTTTTTCATTAAAATAATTTATGCCACTTGTATTTCTTTTGTTTACAAGAACAGAAATATCATGATCCCTAAACACCCTTCCTACATCTTTTTCTTGAGAAGTTGGTATTGTCCTTTTAGGAATTATAATTTTATTAGAGTCATACTCCACAATCCCACTCTGGCCATTAAACTTGGGAATGCTTACCCACTTTCCAGACGTAATAATAATTGCGTTATCGCAAACCATACCGACTGAAGCTCTAGCAAAAGAGTTTACTGAAGCATCAAACTGATAGCTGCTTACATAAGAATTTTGGAAAATAAAAAGATCATAATTTTCACTTCTAGGATCAGTAAGCGTATCCCTGTCTTGTGTATCTCCTTCGAACTTTAAAGATGACATGCTTGCCAAAGTATTCTTCAAGTCCTGTCCGGGAGTTTGATTTGAGGCTAAGTAAAAATTTTTTCTATCAGAAAAAGTATCTTTATCTACTAGGTTAGAAAAAAAGTTTCTCTTTTCTGTTCCTTGCTGCTGCACATAAAATCCTGCCTTTTGTTCGTTTGAAATTCCATGAGAATAATAACTGTACGAAACGTTAGCAGAGGGAGGAGCAGTGTGAATAGTGTCTATGGAAGTAGTGCTTCCTAACACATTTATGTCTGATGAAGGTGATTCAAAAGAGTAATTTACGGACTGAACTTTATCTAGTCTTTTTAAAATCTCATAGCCAGTAATAAATAAATACGCTCCTCCATCTTCGTGTTCAGGAGAACCGAAAAATACCTCTTCGGTATTGTAAATTATTCGATTCATTAAGGCTTGCTAGCGAACATTATTCCGGCTAGATAAGAGTCAATTTGGTGAGTTGCAGCTATCGATTCTACTTGTCTCACTCTATCTGCGTTTTTATCAACGGGCTTATTGACGTAATCTTTAGCTTTAGAAATCCAGTCTTCAGGAGCTTCATTCACTATTACTAACTCCGATATAGAATCAACTACTCCTTTTTGATTTTCGTTAAGAGTTTTAAGTTTGTGCTTTCTCTTTAAAAGAGTTGTGACTTTTTTGTTTAATTTTTCTGCGGAAGTCATCAACTCCATAATCCTATTAAAAGAATATTTGGTGTCAATTTTTTGACCAGTTGACTCGCCAACAGGGCTTACGTTCTTTGTCGTTTGAGGGGCAGTTTCCCCTTCTGGCCTTCCGCCACCTTGATCCCCAGCGCGACTTCCTCCAACTAATGGCATGTACAAGCCTTGATCTCTCATCTTCTTGAATTTTTCCTGAGATTCCTTTGAGCTTTCTTCGTCTGGAAGCCTTCCTGTTTCTATAGCGGTGACTCCTTCATTTGGGGTAAGGACTCCCAACTGCATCAAGTTGGCCATAATACGATTCCAAAGAGAGTCGTCTTTTAAGTCTATCTCATCAAAGTGCGGGGTGGGGTAATTCTTAAATCCTAAGTCTTTTGAAATTCTTTTCATTTCAGGAATTAAAAATTCGTTCATAAACGATTCTCTAGCTTGTTGAAGCCTAGCTACAAAAACATTTAACTTAACTGATTGATTAGAAAATGTTTCATTCCCAAAAAGCACATTGTTAAGACCATTTAAAATGTCTCTATCAACAACCTCATACTTCTTAGGGTCTAGCAGGTCTGCAATTCTAGGAATAACAAATTCTGCCTTCGTAGTATAATCCGCTATAAGCACTCTTCCGACAGAACTGTTTTCAAAAAGCGTTTGCATGGCAGACAAGTTTTTCTGGTTAATACCACCCTTGTCTGGATCAGTACCCATAGTTACCAGAAGAATTGCTTGTTGCATCGTTCTGGAAATAGCCATGTCCATTTTTTTCAGTTCAGCTTTCCAGTTAATATCCTCCATAACTGGATAGCCCATAGGTACTGCAAATGGTTCGTAATCTTGTTTCTTATAAAAGATAGCCGTTGTTTTTTCCGGGTCTAAGTTGACCGTTATCAAAGTCCCTCTTCCTTTAAGTTGCTCTTTGGTAGACTTGGGCAAAGATTCTAACAGTTTAATATCTTCTTCGGACTCTGGATTTTTTAATTTTTGAACTTCAAAAGCATTTAAAACTTTTTTATAAGCACTTTGAGTAAGCCCAGAATTTCCTCCGTGCTGAATGTCTGCCGGGTTTAAAATTATATATTTAATAGGAAGCTTTAGCTGTCCAGTATTAGACGCTAAAACTTGAGTAATTTTATTTACCTCTTGTCTAGAAATCTTTCCATCAAACCTATGTATGAAAACATTGCCCGACCTATAATACTCTCTGAAAAACTTATCCTGAAAGTCCCAGACATTTACCTTCTTAAAAAAGGCATCGAAAAACTCTCTAGATTTTTTGCTGCCACCTTTAAAATAAATATTATTTACGGAAAACTCCGTCATCAAATCTACTGTGTTTCTAAATACGGCGAAATTGTAGTAGGCTTTTTGACATAAAATAACGGCCTCTTTTACGTCTACGTTTGAAGTTTTAGCTCCATATCCACCAGCAGTCTTAAAAGGGATCATCCCCCTTTCAATATTCTCAAATCTATTTGACCTTTCTATCGTAGAAGAAACATTTCTTCTCGTAGAAGTAGACGCGGAAGACTCGCTCATGCCAACCATCAAAGGGGAAGAGCCCGAAGAATCGCTGTTTTCTGCGGCTTTCTCTAAATTACTTTTCTTATCCGGAGAGTTACCTTTCGCGGTTTGTGTTTTTTTGGTGGATTTTTCCATTTTTTTTCTCTCTTTTCCCTTTTTTATACACTCTTTATATTAATCTTGGAGCAAAAGTATCAGAATAATTTTTTAATTCACATGAAATAATATCAAAATATGACTTAACACCCCAGTTTCCCAGCATAAGGGTAGTATAATTATCCTTTCTAGCTCTATTTGCGCTAGTATTTCTCTTGAGGTGCTGCGGTAAATCAAACGTCTGTGTTCCTTTGGCCGTACTTTTTACCTCTACCAGAGCACATTGCTTTTTAACTTGGTAGATCAGCGCGTCTTGCCCTTCTATAAAATCGATGATCGAGTCTTGGCCTATAGATTTTAAAGGTACTTTCTTATTGGAAAATTTATTAAACTCAGAAGCATTAGCTGTGCATCTTGATGCGAACCATATTTTCTTATGGTCTATACTAGCTTGTAAGTGCTCATTGGCCTTTCTTATGTAACTAGCAGTAAATACTTGCTTAAAACATATAGCCCCATCTTCTTGATTATATTGTCTTCTGGCCTTTTTGATCATGTTTTCATAATCAAGTCCTTCAGCGTCACTGTTAAAATCTATGAACTTTAATTTTCTTTTAAACTTATCAGCCTCATTGCAGCTATCTATAAACTGATAACCGGCATTATCAATCACTACTAAAACAATATTAAAATGATCGATAACAAACGTCATGTAATTGATATGATCTTTTAAATCTCCTCCAGCCACGGCATAGTTATGAACTAAAGTCCCAGTTTGAGTTTCTTCGTCTAGCTCTATAATCGACATAGCAAAGTAATCAGAACTAGGGCTATTAGAAAAAGATGGGTCAATTCCCATTACATATTTTTTATCTTTCGACCCTACAATACTAGCGGTTGGAGAGCTACCATCTTCTACGGTACACTCGTGCATTTTCTTTGCACTAAAATATGAATCACTTCCGTCAGTAAACTGAGCGCAATACTCTCTTTGAAAAACTGAGCTCGAAGAACCTCCCGATTGAGCTTCCTCAATAACTGTTTCGTCGACCATGTGATCAGGAATAGAGTCCCAAGCTAGCTGAGATATAAAATATCTAGTATCACCAACAATGTCTTTTGAGTATATATTTGTAGTCCAGTCTTTATAAGTTTTATACAAATTCTCAAAAGTATAAGAAGCAGAAGACAATGCTATCATCTTAGAGTTATTCTTAAACTCAATTCTGTCAGACTCCTTCATCTTCCCTGACTTTATTAACTTGTCCTCCATTTCTCTTATCTTGATTCTCTCTTTCATATCTTGAGGAGCAACCAAGAACGGCATAAGAACAGTTTTAATGATGTCTTCTGGGAGAAGCAAAAACTCATCTAGCACAAGAACGTTTGCACGAAAACCACGAATCTTTTCTCCAGACAAAGGGATAGCTGTTATAGAGCCTCCATTAATTATCCATTCGAATTGATCGTTTCTTTTTGATTTTGCACCAAAGCACTGAGCTAAAAGCTTTGCTTCTTTTGAGTCTACGATTTTTTCTAAATTGTTAAACACAAACCTTGCAGTACGAAACGTTGGCCCAGCAATTAATATTTTTGTGTCTGGATTAAATATGCATTGAAGAAAGCAAAATATTGAAGCTGCAAAAGTTTTTCCTACGCCACGGCCCCAAACGCACATTGAAAAGTTACTCTCCATCATTCCCTTCAATGTGATTTCCTGATACGGTGCTAGCTTGATTCCTGATATCAATTCTGTGGTTAAACCAATATTAGAATTTAAAAATTTAGCTAAAGATATTTTAGCCTCTTTTCCTTCAAGCTGTCCTTTTAGCTCGCTGAGAACTTTATTGACGTCTTCAGGGCTATCAGCTTTATATTTTTCTGGACAATACCACATTACTGAACTTCAATCTCATTTAAAGGAACTCTAAATTTTCTAAGCTCCGCATTAACCCTATCCTTTTCTATATTTAACTCTATCCATCGCTTTAAAGTGCTGCTTCCATGACCGTACCCCTCTGGTAAGACTACATAGTCTTTGGTCTGTATTTGAGGAGGCTCTCCCCAGCCCCAAGGGAACATTTTTCCGTTTGGAGCGTCGTAAGTTTTGCATCCGATACTCAACATCGCCAACAATACTAGTAACTTAGTTTTCATTTATAAAAATTTCATATCGTATGCGTATTGGAGATCGATGTCCTTATACGCGCAACCTGTTGTAAAAATTTTTTCTATAACTCTCACAGACTCTTCTCTGCTATCAACAAACAAAAATTGTAACTGATGGTAGTCTTGCATTAACTCTCTTACATTATGAAATATATAATCTGGAGTAACTTTCAAAGAAGACATTTTCTTTTTTATTTCTGAAAGATAATTAAAAGATTTGCATTCATTTAAGTTTCTTTCTACCAGAACAACTAGATAACAATCATTAAATATAGCTCTTTCTATCTCATTTCTAAATCTTGTATATCCGCCACTTAAAGTTCCTATAAAATCGTTTAAAGATTTTCTTTCTATAAAACAGTTACAACTCATTTTTAAATCACTAAATGCATAATCCCCAAAGGGAAGGGTTTCTACCTGCATTTGGTAATTAAATTTTAGCGGCTGCTGCTCTCTCGTATCAACAAGTATAGAGTAATCCGAATCGTCTCCTTTAAAATCAGACTCTATTTTTTTCTTTGGGACAGTTTTAAATTTATTATTAAACCCTAGACTTTCACACAGTTTGTAATAGCTGCCAAAAGTCTCATTGTAAAATTGAAGCGGAGGAGCAGTAATTGTCCTGAGTTCTATTTGAGATGGGGAAAAATTTAATTTTTTTCTTTCTTTTCTTTTTAAAAGTATTTCTTTGCAATATTTTTCAACCGTATCTTTTGGACTTTTCTTAAGCCAAAGACGCATGTTATTTTTATTGTTGAAGTCTGAATTTAAATACTGATCTTTGTTTTTAAAGTTTATAAACTCACCAGTGTGCAAATCTTTTCTGGGAAAATGCTTATAATAATAATCTTGGACTTTCAACTTGTGCAACTTAATGTGCGCGTGTAGCCCTCGATCATTTTTGAACTCTTTTCCACATTCTTTACACTTAACCATTTATAACCTCGTCTTCGCTTAAGCCCAAGATTCTAGCTTTTACTTCATCCATTGTCGATAACCTTTGAACTTCTTCGCTAAGAACCTCTTTTCTCATTTCGGCCATCTTTAGCAGCCTTTCTCTACTCTCTTCGTCTTTCCACAATTCCACTAAATTAAGTATAGATGCGCTTTCTTTTATCTCTTTACTAAGTCTCGTACTCCTCTTTTCTTTAAGATCATTTAATAACTTATTTTGTCTGCTGATACATTGATTATATTCTGTTTGAGCAGTACCAATCGCAGTAACCAATCCCATATTAATTCTTCTACCTTCTGTGTCATCAGCAGTCGTATCCAAAAGATTCTGAAGCCTTTCAGACCTTCTTTGAATGCTAGCGGCAATTATAACTTCGCTAGACAGCACTATATATTGATCTATTTCTTCCTGAGTCAAATCAGGCTTGTCATTAGTATATCTCACAAAGCTGCTTTCAAATAAATCTCTGTCGCTTTGATTGGTATAACAGTTTATCTGATGGATAAATCTGTAGGTTGATAAATAACCAATTAACTTATTAATATTTTTTTTGTCCGAAGAAGTTAGTTTACTTTTATCAATGTCTCCCGGTGCATATTTTAAAACTTTTGATAAACACGCGCTAAATGTTTTAACTGGTTTATAATCATCTTCAGGAACTTCTTCTGTATTCTCAAAAGATACAATTTCATCTCCCAGTTCTTTTATATAATCATTAACGGCTCTGGTCTGTGGGTGCAGGTTTGAAATTGATGCATCATTAAAAATAGTTCTGGCTATTTCAACGCTCGACATTAGTGAAACGTTATTTTTTATAAACTCTTTATGCTCATCCGTTAAGGTAACAGACTCTTTCGGCTGATACTCATGAGCCCCTCTAGCTTTTAAGTCATGTTCTGACAGGTACGCTTTGACTGCTCTGCCATACTTACTTCTACCGTCCTGAAGCTCGTCACTTATGTCTGGAAAAGCTATTTGAGTTAATCTTTTAATCGCCGGAGGGCTGTCTGGATTTTTGTTCCACTCCTCTAAAATTATAGCCTTCTGCTCGTCTGTGAGTTCAATGTTCATATTATATCAATCTCGTCGTCTTTAAGTAATTTTTTTACTTTTGTTATAATAGATTTTTTAATATTTTTTATTTGCTTGTATCCGGGATTTCTATTCTTTTCAGAAGTCTTAAAGCCCATCAACTTTGCCACTTCTTCATCTTCCTTGTGGTCTATGTAAAGATATTTGTAAGCTTTCCACTCATTAGGCTTCAAGACCTCTTTCATTTTCGCATGCAAAATCTTCGCTGACTTTTCTACATCTATGGACTCTCTTGCTGACGCAGCAAAAACTTCTTGAGAATGATGCTCTAAGGGTATTGGTATCTTTGTTTCAAAAGCACTTTTTTTATTTCTTTCCCAGTTTTTATATAGAGGGCAATCACTGCATTGAGTTTTGTATATCGCGCATTTGTTATCTCCTTCGGCAGCAGCACATTTAACGCATGGTTTTACAAAATTGGAATAATTGTTTCTAATCAAGTTCTTAATTTGATTAGTTATTATCCTATTAATCCAAGGTGCTAATTTTTTGCTTTGATCATATAGATGCCACTTTTTGAAAATATGAAATCTAATTATTTGAGCGACATCTTCGAAGTCCATCCAAGCAAGAGCAGAGAGATTCCACCTATTACGTCTTTTGTATATTTCGACGTTTATATCGTCGATGACGTCCTCAAATTTAACGTCATCTTTTTTATCTGCCCCTTCTTTGGACATTATTCTTCTGGCGAATTTTGCCTAGCCGAATAAAATCCAGCCTCTTTTTTAAAGTCGTCGCTTATACTTGGCTGATCAGTTTTCCTTGCTTTTTTTCTTTTTGCTTTTTTACCACTAGTCTCTGGAGCGTTAACATTATCATAAATAGTATGAGACGCTTCGCTTAAACTTTGCATAGTATGCGTATCGGGGGCTTTAACATCTATCTCAATATCCAACTCCGTCATCTCAACAGAAAAAGACTGCTGTTGCTCCTCAGTTTCTAACTCAAGCTCGACAGCTTTTTGTGACTGCTGCTTGGCGGTTTCGGACTTTTTTTCAGAAACTGCATACCCTTCTGAAAAACTTTTTCCACAAGATTGGCAGAAATCGGGCTTTTTCAGTGTATACATATTTGGAGAGCCGCAATGCCTACAATATAGTTTCAACATAATCTATATATACAGGTAAAAAGCGAAAAAACCACCTTATTTATGCAGGAAGATTTCAAATTTGAAAACACTCAAGGGGTTGAATATAAGGTATTTTTAAGAAAACCGAGGAAATGTGAAGGAATCTGCTATAATCCTATGGAGCAGGAGCCTAAAATTTACATAAATCCTAAAGGTTCAAAGGGCCTTTTAAATACTTGTATTCACGAGTTTTGCCATGCTTTTTTTTGGGACAAAACAGAGGCTCAAGTGTGTAAGTTTTCAAATACTCTTAGTAAGTTCTTATATCAACAAGGGTGGAGAAGGGACATAGCACTTGCACCAAGAAAACCAAAAACTTCTCGTAGAAAAGCTAAATAAAATCTTAAAAGAATCTTATCCCGCATGCAAAAGCGATGATAAGGATTTAGCTAGACTAGCTAACCAAGTAAATAAATTAGCTATGGAATGTGTAAGAATTATTGGTAAATAATGTTACTTGTGGTTTTCTTTTACCTCTTTGAATTTCTTTACTAAGAATCTAACAAGGTCAGACCTCATAATATCTTCCTCTTCAAATTTGAAAGTCCTGACTCCATTGTCTAAACTTTCCTGATCTTGAAATACATCATATAGAGAGCTAAACCCTCCTCCTTTGCTGGATTGCAGGTCTGTTTGCATTGGGTCAGCCAAAACAAAACATTTACTGAACTTACCTAACCTAGTTAGAACAGTCATGATCTCTTTAAATGAACTATTTTGAACTTCATCAAATATAATACATTTAGCATTCCAACTCATACCTCTTGAGTAGTTTACTGGATACATTGAGATTCTTTCTTCCTTCTCAACCCTTTTTAAGCTTGAGGGCTCTAATAACTCATCAAGCTTGTCCAAAAAGGGTAAATTATAGAAGTGAAGCTTTTGATTAGCGTCTCCGGGTAAATAGCCTAATTTGCTATCGGAGCTTTCTACAGCCGATCTTATATAAACAATGTCAGAAACTTTTTTGGTGCTTAATAGTTCTAAAGCACAATAAGTAGCTATTAAAGATTTTCCTGTACCAGCGGGGCCATCAACGAAGGCAATTTTAGTTTTTTTGTCTAAAGAAATGTCTATAAACTCTTGTTGTTTTTCGGTCCATTTTAAGGGTCTAATATTTAGTCTTTGCTTTAACTTGTCTCTTTGGTGGACTCTTGTAGAAGTGTCCTCTTTTTGAGCAGCAGTTCCGGCCTTCTTTGAAGCAGCTTTTTTAGTTGCCATATTAATTATAATTACACTTTTTCTTTATGTGTGATGTGTTATTTTTTTATTAATGAGTGGGTATTGGGACAATTTAGGAAATGGTTTTCAGGTTGTTATAAGTTCAAGAAACGCATCGTTATACCTTGAGAGATGTTTTAATAGTCTAAATAATGCATTAAATGGCGTGGATTGGATTCTACATTTCGGAGACGACGATAGTGAGGACGATACGCTGAATCGGTTTAGTCGCGAAGCGACTTCGGACGCGGGTACGGTTTCGGACGCGGATGCGATTAAGGACGCGCAAGCGTCCACGGACGCGGGCAGCTTCGGGGCAGTTCGAATCCGGGCATCGGGCGTACACATATACGCATACAAACAAAAAGCAATAAACGTCGCAAAAGCGAAAAACCGTATACTGCCCAATTTATCCAAATATAGTAAATCCCACCCTATTATACTCTTTATGGATGCTGATGACATCATGCTTCCAGAGAGAGCCAAATTATATGATACAGCAATATCAAATAATGCACCTTGGGTTGTAGGTTCTTGGCAAAGAGATTCGGGGCTGCATGTTAATGGCTCTATAAAGCTCCATAAGGGACATTTGGGGCCTTGGAGTACTTTATTACATCATGATATTATAAAGGACTATATGGACACATACGGGGCTTTCTTTTATGAAGGAGTTAGTGTGTATGAAGACATGATAACATTACGTCATGTTGAACTTATAAAACAATATACCCCCTGTTTTCATACAAGCCATGATCCCGTTCATATTCACCATAGAATACCATATTCATTGTCGCATTCTCCATCCATAGACAATATCCAAAAAATGGAGAAAGCTCTAGCCGCCATTGTATCAGGAAAAGACATTTATTTAGATTAGTCTTTTATATAGGTCTGGGTATTCCTTCTCTAAGTCGAATTCCTCACATCCATTTATTGTATCCCAGAACTGAGCGAGTATTGTTCCTATTCTATTCTCTACTGTTAAGCCTTTTGGCCACAAACCTTTATCGATTTGTTTTGGAACGTCTAATATTCTTCTTTTTAACTGTTCTACGCTTCTTACAGGATAATGATGATACCATGCTGGTTGAGTGTGGTAGTCTTGTATAAGTTCTTTGGTTCTTAACTGAAAGTGCTCGAATGCGTTCTGTCTTTGTGAAGGAACGCCTTTAGCGTCTACTCCGTCATCTGCTACGTTATGAATGTTAAACTGTACGCCTTTAAGACTCGTTCCGTACCGTTTGTGATTTTCTTCTAAATTAACCACGCATTTAGTTAATGTACTTTTATTATATTTTTTAAAAGTTTTTAAAATTGAATCACCCAATTTATACCCCCTAGGAGGAGAGAAGCACCTCATCTTTAACTCCACCGAGTTAAATTCTTCCATTTCTTGAAGATATGCTTGGAAATCGCCTTTTTCACAAAACAAAAACTCATCACTGTCAGTAAACGAGCACCACTTTGTTGTTGTTCTAAAGTCGCACAACGCTCTATGCACCATTCTTAACTGATTTGACCAATCAGCGTCCTCGCTTTTCATGAATTGTATATGTTTTTCATCAAATACTTCTTTTAGGTCTATTTCCCCATCATCCACCAAGTAGAACTTTTCTACGCCAATCTCCAAATGATATCGATACCACTCTTCAGCTTCATGAGGGTTATCAAACGCTACGAAAGAACATATACTTAAGTAATTCATTTTCTTTAGAGTACGTGTTATCATAGAGTATGGCAAACACGAATGTAAAAGATGTGGTGATGAAAGTGCTCGCCAAGCACGATGGCGAACAAATAAATTTAGAATCTCAAGCGGCCAAAGAAATGTTGTCAGAGGAAATTAGCACCGAAGTTACTAATTGGATAAGGAATCTGTATACTGAGGACTTTCAGCCGTAGTATTTCTTTTTGTTTATACAAGCCTCTAAGTCTTTGAATGTCTTCTGAGAGTCTCTGTCGGTATTTATCGCTATGTCAGGATTCCCCATTTCAAAATCATTAACTCTATATTCTTTTCTTAAGTCTCTGTTAGAGGTCAGCAAAATTTCTATTACCTGACTAGGGTTATTTGCCTTTAACTTATCTCTCAGTTTCTGGTATGGGTTTATTAGAGACATTACCACATCTTCTTCCTGAGTTTTATTTAAATACGTAGCCACACTGTTAGCCGCGTTTATATTTTCTTCTCTTCCCTCTTTTCCATAATTGACGTTGGAAAACAAATTTCTAAATTCGTCTCCGTCTATATGAAAAGTAGTTAGCTTCGAAGCGGCTAACATTCTACCAAGCACCGTTTTCCCTGATGCTGGTTGTCCATACAAAACGTAAATCATTTTACCAAAAAGGGCCATACTCACCCCAGAAAGAATCTTAACCAAAGTCTTTTAAACATCTGTTAAATCAATTAATTCTAATTTTCCGTCGTTATCCTCTATCACGCAAGTTAGACTTTCTACCCAATCTCCTGTGTTGATATAACTTATGCCGTCTACGTTTCTAATTTCGGCTTTGTGAATATGACCACAAATTACACCATCCACCTCTTCTCTTCTGGC